AAAGTTCTTCGAGACGGTACGATGTGTTCGTGCCGCCATCGGGTGAACGCAACACGACCTTGAAATTCTTGATGAACTCATACTCCATCATCAAGCTGTTCCCTCGGCGGCGCATCGCAGCTTCTTCATGCCGCTGTTCCTTCAGTTGAAGGAACAGCGCGTATGGATCACTCACAGACGTGTCCTCATTTCTTCGAGGGCCAGTTCGTCGCGATAGTAGGCTTCTTCGCGGGACTCAGCGGGTCCGATGTCCTCGGTCAGTTGTGGGCGCTTCTTGCCGAAGATGCGGTCGTAGTTGTCCCGGTAGGCGTCGGACGTACCCTTGGTGGCGATGGCGTCGCCAGTGATGTCGTTTCGTGATGTCATGCGAAAAATTTAAAGTAAACGGCTACAGCAGTTGCAATCAATCCGATCACAATCCACGGCGTCGGATCGGGCGGGATGAAGTGGGCGACCCTCACCGTAGCATCTCAACTGGCAGCGGGAAGTCGAGAAGATTCGCGACCTTCTGTTTGACCCAATTGTCATCGCCCAGACGACGCAATTCGTGTTCCTTCGCGATCAGCCGCGAATCATTCCCGAACTCGACACGATAGCATCGTTCCAGAATTTCGGGACGACCTTGCACCATCATGTGATGCTTGTTCAGCAATTCAACAACTTCGCATTCTTCGCCATTGAATTGCAGACGTGTCGGAACGTCCGTCCACGTTGGGTCCATGTAGGCGACACAGATGTCACCTACGACGAATTTGTGGCTCACAGTACTTCCTCGTGGAACACGGTGTCATCAATGAATACCACGGCATCATGCCCGTAGTACCCATTGTGTTCGTTGTAGGCGACCAGTTGCATCGTTCCCCAATCCGTCGAGAAGTTCACGAACATGCAGTTGGAGACTTCTTCCTCTTGCAACGGCTTCACGTTCAGGGCAGTGTCAACGATCTTGATTTCCAACAGCGTCGCGCCGACGAATTCATTGATGTCGTCATTGGTCGTCAGGTAGCCCCAATGTTCGCAGCACGACTGACTGTTCGAAATACCAACCTTGATCTGGCGTTTATCGGTCTGGATGATGTAGCCATCGAAGTTGTCGAAATAGACGTGCTTACCGAACCCTTGGCGTTCGCGTTTGAAGTCGGTTTCGTGGATCGCGGTGATTGTTTCGGACATCTTGATTTTCTTCTTTGGTTTGGTGTAGTTGTTACGTGAGGGCTTCATAGACGCGGAACTCACGTTCTGGAAACTTGTTCTGATAGTGGTTCAGGAGAATCTTCGCGTCACCCTTATCTTCGATTGGAGTGTCATGTACGGCATTCCAACCGTTCCGACCTTCGAAGCCCTCAACATTCCACCCGGCGTGATTGGTTGCCAAGGGCAGACCATCTTCATCAAACTTGGTCTGCATGGCGTTATTCCTTGGGTAGCAGTGCGAATTGTTCTGCCAGACGACCGGACGGCGCATTACCGAATGCGTGATGCTCGATGTGACCATCGTAGAAGTGCAGGACGACACTCGAACCCGAATACCAATTCGGTTCATCGTTCTCGGTTTGGAAGATGGGCTTATCGTACTTCGCCGGGAAGTCTTTGCCGTCATCATCATTCCACGGTTCGGACCAACGCTCACCACAGCACCGACAGTAGCTATGATTCAACTGATCCCAGATGAACAAGGTCGCTTCAGTAGCGGATGCCGCTTGGACGAACACGGTCGCGCCTTGTACGTTATCTTCGACGTAGTAACCGCCGCTGTTGTTCTGATCGAACTCATACCACTTCAACTTGATCGTGGCTTCGTTGTTGCTCAGTGCTACTACATTTCTTGTCATTCTACTTTTCCAGTTTGATGTTCAACAACTTGGCCGCTTCGCGGATGTTGGCTTCGTCCACGTTCGTGCCGCCGTATATGTTGCGGACCTCGTACATGAACTTGGACCATACGGCATCACGCTTCCGATCTGCAAGCCATTGATACTCGCTGATCACAAGCTGACGAGCATAGTTGCTATCGACGTTCTCGCGACCGGACACCTTGTCGAACTGTGACGGATTTTTCCAACCGTCAATGCTCTCGACCGTCACATACTTTCGACCGACTTTCGTGACCACGACAGGTTCAAGCCGGGATTCTTCATTGTTCCTAATTCGCGACTTCGTTGCGAACAGTCCATCGCCGACTTTCAGTTCAGCGAACGGGTTTGACTTTCCTTCCATTGTTTCTTCCTTTCTTCACATGCATCAGTGCAACAAATCCAACAGTTGCAACTGTAGTTTTCTTCTCCGCGATCACGCTTCAGGCGCATCACTTCGTCTCGATACCACTGCGCTTCTCGTTCAACCCAATGCATGTCAGTTGAGTTCGCCTTCTTGGATACGCAGGATTGCTTCTGCCGTGATCGTGGCAGCTTCAATTGACAGCCGGACGACATGAACCGGTTCCGGGTTGTTATTGTTCGTGAAGCGAAGGATGATTTCGTCACCATCTTTCCACGCTTCGAACGTGCGCTTGTCGTCAAGATCACAGCTAAGTGCTCGCACCATCGGTTCATTGGTTTCCATACTTCGCCCTCAATCGTTCGTATTCCCACTTATCGCGGGTTTGTTGTGCTTCTTCATGCTCAATTTCACGAGCAATCCGGGTGTCGTACTCTTTGTCCGTCTCTGGTCGATTGGCGAACACGCCGACATACTCATAGTCGCTGTATGATTCGCTGACCTTATCGATCTTCAAGTCCTCGCCATACAACTTCTGATAGCGCTCGATTTCATCGATCAAGGACTTCGCTGACGTGTAGCTGACCGATAGGCTTCCGACTTCGCGCAGGACTGTCTTGCGTTCAAGATTTGGCATTTCAATAGCGCCTTACGCGAATTTCATGTCCGCACGGCGGGCATTGGATGTAGTTGTAACCGTCTCGACCTCCGGTGTAGTCGCAGTCGAAACCCTCTTTGATGTCATTCGGGACGTATTGTAACGTAATTCCACAGTTGGGACAAACCTTTTCTTTCACCACAGACGGGTGTGGTTGTGTGCTTACGACAGTGACCATTAGTGTTTGAGAGTGCAGGGTGTGTAATCCATCAGATCGGCAGTCTTGACCTCAAGCTGCACAACCGGACGACCGTTCTTGGACTTCACCCACATTGTATCAGAGTTGGGAATGAAGGTGTTCAGACGAATCTGTTGAATTTCGTCGCGCCACTCACTGAAGATCATCACGGCGAAATCGTGATGCTTGACAAACACGTCCTGATCCTTCAACAACGTGGTTCCGTGCTTCTCGAAGACGTAGCTGAGAAACTTGAACATGAACAGGCGGTCTTCGCGCTTCGAGAAGTTGCGATCAACCATCCGTTCTGGGAAATGCTTTGAGATGAAGACCCGCGCGTTCTCGTGGTAGCAGCGTTCCAAGATCGAACGCAGTGGCCCAGACGTGAAGCGGGAGAAATCACGCGCAAGTTCGTTGACCTTGGCGCGTTTGACGAGTCCTTCGGTGGTGCAAGTCATTTCTACATCCTCTAGTTGCTCTACATTGTTGTCTCAGGGTTGGAACGTGTTTGATCACGTTTGAATCATCATACCCGATCTGACTGAACATTGCAACAAGTTTGTAGGGTAGTTCACGCAATCCCAACAGTGGGATGCCGACTAGCACGCCGAAATGAGATTGTCAAGTCATCAGACAAAAAGAAAGGCCGGAAGGGTTTTCACCGATCCGGCCCAAGTACTACAGGAGACACTTTAGTACATCATTGGGAAACCACTATGCGGTTAAGACTTCCCGTCCGCGTTCGAACAGGCCGCGAACAACCGGCAAGTGATGGCTGTCGGTCTGCCCCAGAAGGTCTTGAAGGGACTCGATCCGGGCGCGATGCCCCGATGCTACGGTTCGATACAGCATAGCCATATGAACCTTCCCCTCATTCTCCGCTGCGGCTGCAAATTCGTCATAAATCAAGGCACTGGCCCGATGATTACGAATCTTTCCCTCCGTCAAGCTGGCAATCGTCATCGTGCGAACTCCAATAAATATTACAGGAATACCACATCAAACCGTCCAACTGGCACAGCGCGTAAAGCTTACCACTTGGACCGGACTAAATACAAGCCCTAAATATTCGGATCAACAATGGCTATCACTGTCTCCCAAACGAATGTCGTCTTTCGCGATCTGGACTTGGCGTTCAGTTCGAACCCCATTACGGGCGATGTAGCACGCAAATATGACGAGAATGCGGTCAAGCAGTCGATCAAGTCGTTGATTTCGATGAAGCCCTACGAATCGCCGTTCCACCCAGAAATCTCGTCCCAAGTTTACAATTTGCTGTTTGAACTTGCATCTCCGGTTACGGTTGAACTCATTCGCACATCGATCATTCAAGTCATCTCGAAGTTCGAACCCCGCGTCGCGCAGTTCGCCGTCCATGTGACGGACAATAGCGACAGTAACGCCTACTCGATCACAGTCGAATTCATTGTGAAAGGTTCGAACCAGTCGGTCACACTCAACACTCTGCTTTACAGGTCACGATAAATGGCAACTAATACGATTACAAATCTGGACTTCGATGACCTCAAGACGGGCTTGAAAGCGTTCTTGGCGTCCCAAGACGACCTCACGGATTTTGATTACGAAGGGTCGGCCATCTCGCGGATTCTCGACGTTCTGTCATTGAACACTCACTACAATGCGATCCTCGCGAATGCTTCGTTCAATGAAACCTTCCTCGACACGGCCATCAAACGGGCCAATGGTGTCTCGCGGGCAGGGGAGCTTGGCTACGTAGCACGGTCGGCGAAGTCGGCCACAGCGGTCGTCACAGTGGACATCGTTGCACCGACCCAGACGCCGATCAACCTGTCCATCGACAAGTACAGCGCGTTCTCGACCTCGATTGATGGTGCGGACTACACGTTCTATGCAATCGACGCGGTATCAACGCCTCTGGTGGATGGTGCGTATGAATTCTCGGAAGTGAAAGTCTACGAAGGTAAGCTGATTGCGAACACGTACATCTATGATGGCGTGTCGAAACCAAGCTTCCTGATCCCGAACGCGGATGTGGACCTCGCTACGCTGTCTGTCTCTGTACAGAACAGCACCATTGACACGTTCGTCACAAAGTTCAACTTCACGGATTCGATCCAAGCTGTCACGGCAACCTCGCCAGTGTTCTTCATCAAAGAGAATTCTCGGGAGAACTATGAAGTCTACTTCGGTGACGGTGTGATCGGTCAAGCACTGGCAGCGGGTAATGTGGTCACGTTGACCTATCTCGTGTCGTCCAAAACGGCGGCAAACGTGTCGTCCAAGATTTCACAGGTGTTCACCTATTCGGGTGACATCGGCGGCAACACTGGCGTCACGGTTCGTACAATCAGTAACAGTGTCGGTGGTGCAGAGAAGGAAGGTCTGGCGTCGATTCAGTTCAATGCGCCTCTCTCGCTGGCATCGGGCAAGCGTCTGATTACTTCGGATGACTATCTGGTCGGGATCAGCAACGGTGCGGCGGCAGTTGACGCGGTATCGGTCTGGGGTGGCGAAGATAACGTTCCGCCAGTGTATGGCAAGGTGTTTATCTCCCTGAAGCCGTTTGATGGCTATGTCATCTCGGATCAGGTCAAGACCGACATCACGAACGACATCCTGAACAAGCAGGGCAACCGTCTGGTGACGCCGGTGTTCGTGGACCCAGACTACCTGTACATGACACTGAATGTCGTGGCAACCTATGACCCGAATCTGACGACGCTCGGTTCGGATGACATCGCGGGTCACATCACGACGACGATTGACAGCTACTTCTCGAATGAACTGTCGAAGTACAAGAAGAAGTTCCAGTTCTCGCGCCTCTCGAAATTGATTGATGGTACTAACGATTCGATCCAGTCGAACATCTTGACCATCAGTTTGCAGAAGCGTCAGACGTTCCCCTACAATTTCCCGACCACGATTGACATGATGTTCGGTATGGCAGTGCAACCGGGAACCCTGAAGTCGAATGGTTTCACCTACTCGGTTGGGGACCAGTTCAACGTCGCATCTGAATTCGTGGATGACGGTCTGGGTAACGTCTCGGTGCAGGATTGGGCGACCCTGAAGATTCTTGCTCCCAATGTTGGGACAGTGAATTACACGACTGGCGAAGTCATCATCAAGGATTTCGTGGTGACGGGCCTGATGGGTTCAGTCGAAGACATCCGTATCAATCTGTCTCCCAAGAATGCGGTGACGGACGTGGACACCAATAAGAACCAGATCATCATGCTTGACGATTCGGCCAAGAACAGTTTGGCAAGCATTTCGTCCGGTCTGACGGTCGCAGTTGTGGCGACAAGCTAATGAACAATATTTCTTCTCTGGTACAGTCTCAGTTTCCGCAATTTGTTCAGGACGACTATCCTGCACTGATCGCGTTCATTGAGGCGTACTACAAATACCTCGAAGTGGAGAAGAATCCGCAAGACATCCTCTCGAACCTGATCGCCTACGCGGACATCGACCGGACCCTTGACGAATTCGTCTCCAAGTTCGAAAAGACGTACCTGAACGGTTTGCCCCAGACAGTGCAGGGTGACAAGCGCACGTTCATGAAACACGTCTCTGATCTGTACAATACGAAAGGTACAGAGGAATCGTTTCGCCTGTTGTTCCGTCTCCTGTTCAATGAGGAAATCGAGATTGCCTATCCGAAACAACAGATGCTTCGTCTGTCGGATGGTAAGTGGTCCCAACGGGTATCGGTGAAGGTGATTCTGGATGGCGGCACGGATACGACCAACGTCATCAACAAGAAGATCAAGATTTGGACGAACAATGGCGTCATCAACACCTACGTCAAGGATTTCGCACAACAAGCCGATGGCGTCTATGAAATCTTCATCGACAAGACCTTTGGCATCGACGTTCAACCGGGCAACCGTGTAACGGGGATGAACTTCGGGGCGACCACGCTCCCGACCACAACCACGATGCTGATCACGTCGCCGGGTGGTGGCTTCCACGTTGGTCAGGTGTTCGATGTATCGTCCGTCCTCGGTTCGGGGACCAAGATCAAGGTCACGAAGATTGATGCCAATGGCGGGATCAAGCGGGCAGCATTCATCCAGTTCGGTACGGGCTATGAAGCTGACTTCATGGTTCAGTTCGCATCCGCTGCACGTAAGTCCGGCGCACTCGATCCGTTCCAAGCCTACACGAACGGCTTTATCGAAAACGTGTTGGTGACGAAGGTCACGTACTTTGCATCGGATTACGTATCAATTGACTACTCAGGTCAGGTGGTTGGATCGTCATACACTGACGATTACCGTCCCGACAACGCCCAAGCTGCGACCACGCCCCCGGCAGTGATCCAGTTCTACCTTGGCGCACTGTGTATCTACCGTGGCGAGTACTTGTCGGCAGACGGCTTCTTGAGTGACGTGAACGTTATTCAGGATGGCTACCTGTATCAAGACTTCTCGTATGTGATCAAGTCCAAGCAGAAGATTCAGGACTACGCATCGGCAGTCAAGAAACTGTGTCACCCGGCTGGTACGCTCATGTTTGGTGAGATGTCCCTTGAAGCTGACGTTGACGTGGGCGTGACCTATGAGTACTTCAAGGTTCTGGCCGAACAGCTTCGCTTCACCGATTCAGTCACATCGAGCGATTCGTTCACCTTCATCACCGGCAAGGCATTGTTTGACGCGTTGACTGGTTCACAGGAAGCCGTATCGTTCGCGGTCGCGAAACCCATTGCCGATGGTCTGGCGGGTTCGTTTGATACATTGGCATTCCTGACTGGTAAGGCACTGATCGATTCACTGGCGGGTTCGGATGATTCGAACATCTCGTTTGAGACAGACAAATCGTTGACGGACAGTCTGGCTGGTTCACAGGAAGATTTGGCATTCGTGACTGGCAAGGTGCTGGCCGATAGTCTCGCGGGTTCCGTGGATGCGCCATCATTCGCGACTGGCAAGTACTTCAACAATCCGTCCACACAGTACGTGACACCGGGTGCTCCTGTTGTGATGGGTACGGGCGATGGTTCGAACAAGTTCTTCCAGATGGCGAACGAACTGAACGTCCTGAACCAGATCATGGCATCGACCGTGTATGTTCAGGACTGGCAAGGTACTGTCGCACAGTATCCAGTACCCCGAACCAATCTGTTCCTGCAATCGGCAGCACTGTCGTCCAGCACATGGCTTCAGACGCGCGTCGCTTCACTGACTGCGGTCACTGGTCCTGACGGTAACGCTACAAGCGCCATGCGTGTTGCAGCGAACTCAAGCGGTACGGGCTACCTGTATCAGTCGATCAACTTCACGAATGGTGTCCCGGTCGAAGTTACTGTATACGCAAAGGCCAACACTGGTTCGAAACCTTGGATCAGTAGCATCACACAAGCTGGCACGGTCCAGTTCGATCTGGTCGCTGGTACTGTCACATCGACAACTGGTATCGCCTCTGGTGGTGTCATCGTCGCGGTTGGTGGCGGATGGTATCGACTGTCGGCCATCTTCACGCCTACGGCGACTGGTTCGAACCAGATCACTCCGATGATGTCGGGTGTGGCGAGTACGGCAATCGACTTCTATGGTCCGATGGCCTCAGTGGTGCAGTCAGGTGTGGATCAGATGTCGGCATTCATCCCAACACTGTCATCGACGGTCACGTACACGGATTACACCCAAAGCGGTGATGGCAACACGGATGTCACGTTTGTCGCGGCCCCGTCAGTTGGTGCAACGGTGTCATGGGCTGGTATGTACGCGGTGATCGGTGATTATGGTACGTCGATTGATTCGACCTACTCATTCATCACTGGCAAGAATTTGGCCGACAGTCTGGCCGGTTCGACAGAATCGTGGACCTTTGTAACAGGTAAGGCACTCGCGGATAGTCTGGCCGGTTCGACAGAACTGGTGAGTTTCTTGACTGCGCGACCACTCACCGATTCGCTTAGTGGTTCTGATGATAGCGGCATTGCACTAAATACTAGTAAGCCATTTTCCGATTCGTTGGCTGGTTCTGACGATACGGGAATCTCGGCGTACTTGTTCAATTACTCAGATGTAACCTATTTTGCCGACACTTCCTACGTTGGCACACAACTCATGTAACTAAGGAAAAGCAAATGTTGAAAGACAAATTTGATGCAGTCGGTACTTTGAAGATTGAACTGCGCGACGAACACGGCAATCTGAAAGAAGTCCACAACCTGAAGAACCTGATCACCGATCTTGGCAAGGCATTCATTGCTGGCCGTATGTCGGCATCGGGCACGCCTACGGCAATGGGCTGGATGTCGATTGGTACGGGCACAACGGCTGCGGCTGGTTCGCAGACTACGCTTGTGACCGAAGGTGGTCGTGTTGCACTCACGTCCACGACTGTCAGCACGAACACGGTGACGTATGTCGCAACGTTCGGCGCGGGTGTTGGTACTGGTGCAGTGACAGAAGCGGGTATCTTCAACGCTTCGTCAGCGGGCACGATGTTGAACCGCACGGTGTTCTCGGCGATCAACAAGGGCGCAAGCGACACCATCACGATTACGTGGGTTGTCACCATCCAGTAATCACGCAGTAATTGTTTGGCAGTCCTGACATGTTCGGGACTGCGGGATTGATTCACATAAGGCAACCAATGGATTACGTTCTCAAAAGTTCGATTCATACAGTCATCGGGGAGACGATCATTGCGGACATTCGTTCGCAGCGGTCTGCTTACTATTTCTTCGTCGGTGGACTGGACCTCTCAAACGGCACAGGTTCAACCAGTGCGGATGACACTTACGCATATGAATTGGGCGTTCGGGACCAGATCATCGGACTGAAGAAGATTCAGGATTCCGATGTATCGTTCGTGATCCCACGCATCGACTGGACGACTGGCATCGTGTATGACCAGTACGATGACTATTCGCCTACGTACCCGGCTGCGTCGGGCGCTACATCCATTGATGCGGCACAGTTCTACGTAGTGACGGATGAATTCAAGGTCTACAAGTGTCTGTACAACAATAATGGTGCAGCTTCGACCGTGAAGCCGACCTCGACGTTGGCAACACCGTTCTACTCACCTGACGGCTATCGCTGGAAGTTCATGTACTTGATTCCACTGTCGGCACGGAACCGCTTCATGAACAGTGCGTTCATCCCGGTTCAGACGGCATTACTGGACAACTTCTATTCGGCTGGTCAGATTCTTACCACAGCACTCCTGAATATGGGGACTGGCTACACCACGGCATCGATCCTGATCGACGGTGACGGCCAAGGTGCAGTGTTGACCCCGGTTATCTCGGGTGGACAGATCATTCAGGTGATCGTGACCAATCCGGGCACTGGATACACGTATGCGAACCTCACGGTGTCTGGTGATGGTACGGGTGCGAACATCGTCGCGACCCTCTCTGTGGGCGATCTGGACACGTCACAGGCCGATGTTGAACTGTTGGCAACGCGTGGGACCATTGAAGCCTACCGCATCACCAATGGTGGTGCTGGCTATGCTGCGACTGGTGTTCCCAATACCGGTCTGGCTGATGGTGTCTCGACACTGTTCCAATTGACTGATGGTGGTGCAACTGTCGTTCCGTTCCAAGGTATGGAAACTATCTACCTGACGAACTGGCAAGGCACGCAAAAGCTGTACACGTCACAACGCACGAACCTGCATCCGTACTCAGACACCATCGGCGATGCACATTACTCGTTGTCGCGCGTCGCGGTTACACAAGATGCCACAACTGGTCGTGATGGTTCGATGTCAATGTCGAAAATTCTGATCAATTCGGCGGGCACGGCATACGCGGGTCTGTTGACGGGTAGCCGCCTTCCGGTCCTCGCTGCGACGGATTACACGTTCTCAGTTGATGTCAAGTATGGGAATGCCGCACAGTTGGCAATCCGAATCTATGACGTGACCATCGCGACCCTGATCGGCACGGTGATCCTGAATATGAATTCGGGTAGTCTTCCGACCGTATCGTCCAAGACTGCGGGCCTGACAGTGACCATCGGTGCGGGCACGAATAGCGCCTATCGTGTCGGCATCACGTTCAACACTGGCACGTACACGGCAGTCACTTGCCTGATGTACCCGGACAATTCGTCCACGCTGAACAACTATTCGTACTTCGACAAGGCACAGTTGGAAGTGGGCGACTTCAGTACGTCCTACATCCCGGCAGTCGCGACCAGTGCGTCCAAGACTGACATCACGTCACTGACGGCGGATGGTCGCGTGTTGCTGAACTTCACGCCTCTCTCAACCGATGTGCTGACATGGGCTGGATCGTACAAGAACGTGACAGGTAATACGCAGACCGTAACAAATAGTCCGG